ATTGGATCAATGGTGACACCATCATAATAGTCCTCAAGCCCAGCCTGCATACTGGGTTCAATACCAAACGCAAGGTAGAACGAGTACCGGGTTATATCATCAACCGGCACCCGTTTCCTCAAAACACCATCACTGGCGTAAACAGCATAACCACCATTCATTGGGTTATATTTCCCACGCTTGCCCTTACCACTCCTCAGCATCATTGAATAAAATGATTGCATCACTGGAATGCCAGAACATAGCGATAGGCCACATTCACCCAATGCAGTCAACTGCTTCATACATCCACCTTGCGTATCCATCGGGACTAAACTTAGACAATCCTTGGATATGGCACGTTGAACTTTACGTACCATAACCCAACGCTCAGCTCCATCACGGTCAGGGAGTCTAATTGGTTGTGTTTGACAGAACTCAATTCGTTCAAACACATCAACAGGTTCCTCAACAACCATGGTGAACCCAAGTTGCCTAAAATATTGTGGCACACCAGCACAGAAAGACAAAACGTCCCCCCGTTCCATTATGCACACACAATCATCACCATTATTAGCGAGGGAAAAATGACGTCCCAACTGTTTACGATAATGATACATCATTGAACACATCAACAGGCAATTAACCAAGCCTGTGTTCATATCACCTGACATACGTTTGCCCACGACGGTATATTTTAACTTACCATCGGGGGCATAACCTGCACCATGGTTCACTAGTTGCCACCGCAAAAGGGATGCCAACTCGTAACTACCATATATACGGTTATAAAACGTGTGCTCGTATTCAAGGGCCTCTAAGGAAACATGTTGATCAAACCGTGACGCATCAAGTCCAATTGCCACAGGGTCGACATATCTCAACCATTTCTTCCTCATCTCCATACCAGATTCAAAAGCATTCATACACTTAAACACCGTCTTCTCTTTAAACACTTCAGCGACAGCTCGATACAATTTATGTTCGATCGGCTTAACATACCGACCAACTTCAACATTGTAACGCGGGGATCTTGGCTGAATTACCCGCGCCACAGGGCATGGTTTGTCAATCGTGTTCACACGTTCAGCCTTAACGAAGGCTTTAATGTGTGAATCACGTACAGTGACTCTGTTGTTCATCAATGAATCAACAGCTTCTGTGTAAATGGTGAGTAGACGTCCCCGGTACTGGTTGGCAAACTCCAACCGGCCCATCGGGGCGGT